CGGCTATGGTTTTTCTACCGAGTTTCAAGTTATCCAACATTGAATAGTTATCCTTGGCAAAACCTTGATAAGCGTTTTGAATGTCCGTCATGTTAGTGCCGAACTTGTTCGCATTGTCTGACATTTGGACAAGGGCTTTATCCCCGTATTTCGCAGCCTTGGCAGTATCACCGCCTAGACCTTGTAACAAGGTAGCTGAGAAAGACGTTACCTGCTCCATATAGCGGTTAGCAGACACACCAGCTGTCCTATAGGCTCGGTTGGCATTCTCAATGACGTTGGTGCCCTCACGGTCCATTGTGTTATAGAGCTCTTGGGCTTGCTGTCTGGTCATGCCGTAGTCTCTGGCAAGGGCATTGACACTTGAACCATTCTGTTTGAATAGCGTAGAAACACCACCCAAAGATTGCTCAAGGTCTGCATAGCCTTTGATGACGGCAGTTAACCCACCGACCATCGGCAATGTGAAAGCCGTGGTCATTCCAGCGCCGACTGATTGCATGGCGCTACCAACTGACTTTAAACTGCTACCAACTTGAGCAAGCATGCCCCCAGACTGATTTTTTAAATCAGCAAGGGCAGACTTAGCAGCATTGACACCGTTGGTGAAGTCGCTTGAATTGGCACGAAGTATGGCGGTGACGTCAAAAGATGCTCCCATTAACTACCCCCTTTCGTTTTTTGATTGATGATCCTATTCTTATCAGCTAACGAAAGCGCTCGACTTCTAGGCACAGTGTCCTCTGGTTTAAATATCTTACTGAATTCTTTTTCATGATCATAAAACTCATTAAAGGTTCGGTAAGCTGAACGAACACTTTTGCCCTTGCCTTTGGTAGCTTGCACGGTCTGGTTATACCATGCTTGGATTGCTGCATTAAAACGGATATCTTCTTGTTTAATTGCGTAGGCGGTATTGTATACCTCAAATTCAACAAGAGTTGTCCTGGCAGCTTCTACGTAGCTCATACCGTGCCTTGCAATCAAGAGGGCCATTGCGTCATCGTAACTGAAATCATAATCTGGTTGACTTCGCCCTACTCTTGAACGTTCATTGCGAGCTTGAGTAGGGATGACGCTTTTAACTCGTCAATAATAGAGTCGATTGTCTCTTTGTATTTGCCTTTGTCAATCAAATCAGCAAGATAAGCTTCAATGTCAGCATCACTTGGTTTCTGTGGTGCTGTAATCGTACCGGCTTTGATGATATCCACGAATGCAAGAGGGTCGTTGATAGCGACACCGGCTGAAATCAATGTCATAGCACCGTAACCAGTCTTCATGCCCTCAAGTTCTGCTGAGTGCAATTTGTTGATCTCACGCAAGAACGCAAGCCCAAAAATCAAATTAAAGTCTCGTCCGTTGATAGATAGAATCATGTTTTATTTTCTCCTTTATACAAAAAAAGCAAGGGCACAAAGCCCCTGCAGTTAGACTAGATAGATGCCGTTAGGCTGTCTTCTTTAGCAAGAGTGTGATAGTCGTATTGAGCGCTTGCAACTGCTTTCTTCTGAGCTTCTGTCAAGCTGTCAGTTGAAATAATACCGTTGCCGTCGATAGCCATTTCGTAAGAAAGCTCCACTTTGTCGTCAGCTGGTGCTGAAATTTCAAAGTTTTTAAGATAGCCTTGGTAATATTCAACGTCATAGACATCTTTTCCACCAGACGCACGTTTAGAAGCAAGGTCAACTTGCCAGCACTCTACTTTGTCACCTGCGATGAACCATTTACGCATTTCACGCCACATTTCCGTAGTAGTGCCATCTTCACGATATGCAAGTGATACGAATTCCCCAGACACTTCACCGTCTGAAATTGAGTTAACCACACCGTCTTTAGTTTTGGTAGTTTCGACCTCTTTCTCAGCGTTGATAGTGTGTTCTGTTTGGAAACGTACTTTAGCAGCATCTTGTGTCTTTTGGTCTTTGACACGACGGAAGAAGACCATTAGGTCTTTACCCAAAATAAGTTCTGCCATTTATTCCTCCTTTTTGGTATATGAAAATGAAAAATCCAGCACAATGTGGATCAATGGCTGGACGTCTGTATTATCCGGTAAGACTTGCTTGTCTGTACCAGTTTTCAATAAGTTGTATTCAAACCCTTTAATTCGTTCGCTAGCTTGTTCTAACGCTTGACAGTGGGCATCTAGCTCTGCACGTTGCACTCTAAGTCCGTAGATATGGACGGTTTGTCTTATCGTTCCAAAATTGTCGTTATTGAGCGTAGGTGCTGAGCTATTCTCGCCAATGAAAGCGAAAGGATAGCTAGCGGATGAATCGGGTAAGTAGTCGTAAGTTGCTAGCGTCTCACTAGCAATAGCAAATAGATTTCTGAATAGATCATGGCTAGGTGTCATTTAAAGGCTCCTTCCATAACTTTACGGATTTGGTCTGTGAAATAAGGCTCGATTTCTGTCATCATGGGGCGCATGAATGGTGTCCCCGGCTGATAACGTGTGCCGTACTCTTGATACCCGCTATATGAGGCGGCAGCGTGAATATGATATTCCTCGACTTTTGGAAGACCGGTGATTTCACTCTTCAAAAAGCCGGTATCTACTGGGGCTTTACTCTGAGCAATGTTAGTACCCTTCTCCCCGGCATTTTTTAGGACATTGTTAGCTTGGGTTTTTATTTTTTGGCTTGCATTTCCTAATGCGGCAGCAAGCTCCAAATCCCCACGCCATTCAATTGAAAAGTTAGCCATTTAGCTCACCTCTTTTCAATCTGATTGCGCCCTTAATCGGTGCGTCAATGCGTTCGATAGGGTAATATTTCTTGCCCTCGTATAGAGCGTAGTCGAATGGCTCCTGCTCTTGACTGAATCGGCATATCATGACAACGTCTGACCTACTCCCATAGGCTTCAAATACACGCTGCTGGTCAACAAAATTGACTAAACAAGGCACAATCTTACTAGACTGTGCCTTTTCTTCGTGCTTATCAGTAATCGGATTGTAAGTCGAAACGCCCTGTTTCACTAACTTGATGCGGTGCGGTGTTTTCATAGGAACTTCACCTTACCTTTTCGAGCCAGCGAACCGTCCAGACCGAAATCTTTATCCAAAATCTTTCTGTAAGGTTTGAACATATCGTCCCAATCCTCGTAAGTGACTGAATAGCCGTCTACGTTCTCGATTTTAACACCCTCTGAGCCCTTACGACCATAGAGCTTGTAAACAACATTTTCGATGATGAAGTGATATTTCTTGTCAATCTCGGCTGTTCCAACTAGTGCTTTGAAATAGCTCTCAGCGTCGTTGACTAAGTCTTCAATCAATTTATCCTCAAGTTTGTCTTCAACGTCGATACCCAACCGACGCTTAATCTTCTCAAGTTGGATATCGTTCATTTCAGACCTCCTCCGCATCTTTTAGAAGTTCTTCTAAATCTGCTTTTTTCGCTTTGGCATCATACTCGATACCAGCTTCATCAAGTTTTGCTTTGAGCTCTTTGACTGTAAGCTCTTTTGACGGCTCGACTGGTTCGATACCGCCTTTTTCAAGAACTTCTGCCACACGCTCTTTTGACGGCTCATAGCCTTCTCGTGGGTAAACTTCCCCGACTTGGTAGATATACTCGTTATCTTGCAAGTCACGGAATGTAATCTTAGCTTTATAAGCCATTTAAACCTCCCGACTAGACTCCTACTGGTTGGATGGCTGCAAATGCTTCATCGTTTGGAATCGCTACGGCGATTTCAAAGATTGCACGGAGTGCTTGCATGTCTTGTTCAAACAAGTGAACGTCACCAGAATCAAGTGTGCCATCGTTTTGAACTTTAGACAAAGTAGCTTGGTCTGCGATTTTAAGGCGCAAGTTAGTGCCGTTTGGAATACCGTACACCAAGCCGTTGAAGTTACCAGTAATCAATGTACCTGCTGGGTAAGTTTGGCCGTCTTGCAATTGAAGTTGAGAATATGGAAGACCATCAAGCTCACCGATTGCGTTAGGGTTAGCTGGCTTAGTGAAGATGTGTTGACCACCGTTCACGCTGTCCACGATTCCACGGAGTGTGCGGTTGATTGTGCGGTGCCCCACGAATGCGTTAGGTTCTTTTTCTGACTTGTCCTCAACATCGTAGATATTATTGAGGTTGATGTCACCAGATACGATGTTCTGAGCACGTTTAGCAGACGCCAAAACGTTAGCGCCGAATGGGTTGTTATACAAGCCAAGGAACGCCGCCCCGTCGATTTTCTTGTTGAACAAGTCAACAATCTTGTCTTTGATCGATTCAAAGAAGTTAGTCCAAGTGTAGTTGAGGACTTCTTCTGTAACTGGCAAGATAACTGCCAATTTACGAGATTCAAGAACGTAAGATTTAGTTTGTACTTTTGCAGTACCGATTTTTTGACCTTCACCAACAAAGTAAGCGTCTGTCAATTGACCAACTTCTACGCCTTTACGAACCATTTTACCGTTCATTTCAACTTTTTGACCAAGCTGAATGACTTTTGAAGTTTTTACAAGTTCGTCAGTGAATAGATCAGTGATGTATTCTGATGTAATCTCTTTTCCAAGAGAATCAGACAAGAGGACTGTGTCCGGATTGAATTTTTGTTGAGCCATGCGCTCTCCTTTCTTAGTTTAGAAATTAGTGATTTTGGCTTTATCAAACTTGTCTTTTCCACGGTGAGAACGCCCTTCCTCTCCACCACTAGTGCGAGGTGGTAGAGCTTTAGCTTCTTCTCGTTTCTGCAAGTTTAGGATGTTAGCCATGTTTGAAACAGCTAGCTTAGTAGCTTCTTCATCGCCTTTGACTACGAATGCAAGCGTTGACTCATTGACAGGCACGCCTTGAGCTTCGAGCTCTTTAATAGCGATATCCTGCATTTGACGTTGAACGATCTGAGCTTGAAGTGCTGCAATTGTGCTCTGGGCTTCTTCGAATTCTTTATCCCGCTGTTTCTGTTGCAGCTCTTGAAGTTCTTCTTCACTCATTTTAGCTTTAGCAACAGCTTCCTCGATTTTTGCTTGAATACCGGTTTGCATATCAGCAATTTCAAGAGTGTGTTTCTCTTCCATCTGTTTGAGTCTACGCTGCATTTCAGCAACTGACACCATCTTCTCCTCTTTTTCTGGTTGGCTAGCTTCAACCTCTTGAGGATTCTCAACTGTTTCAAGTTCTTTTTCTGCCATGATAGGCTCCTTTCTTTACGCTTTTACGAGCAACCCCCTCGAACTCATGCAGCTTTTAACGTCCTCAGCACGGTCTGGACAAGAGCTTACTCGCCCCAAACACCGTTAACAGCTTCTTCGTCAAGAGTGCTGCCACCAGCTTTATATTCCATTTTGATATGTCCATACGCTGAACAGCGACAGTTAGGGTGCATTGGGTACATGTTAACCCCTTTCTCTGCCTTGTTGATTGGTATGGCCTTCCTATCAAGGGGCTTACAGATATCACAAGCCCCACTTTCAGCAACATAGATTAAATGTGTGAAGTCATTCTCCTTCAGCATCATCAATTCTGTATCAGCATTAATGCGAGCTATTTCGGTCTTGAGCAATCGTTGGGCGTTGGCTTGGCTTGTGTTATATTTCTTAGCTAATCGTTGCCGTTCCTGCTTAAAACCGTCCATGTCGGTGAAGATACGTGCTAACGAGCTAAACACATCCTTCTGCATGTTTGCATGAAGTCCGTTCCTGCCCCAAACTCTGCGACTAAAATTCTGACCGTAGAAATCAGCGTCTAAAATTGCTCTCATACGACTTACCGCATTGACAGCAGAATTGCCTAAGATACCCGCTTGGCGCTTAAATTCAGCTAAATATTCACTCTCACGCGCTTTATCGAAGACTTCGTTAACATCTGATATAAGACTAGCTATTTCAAGCCTTAATTCTGCTTTGAGTAGCTCCAACCGACTGACTTTCATTTTTAAGTTAAACAGTCTTAGCCATTGATTAGTGCCGTGTGAGAAGTCCTTCTCGACTACTGCCTTTCTAGCTCGGTCTCTGTACTCAGTAACATCGAACTCACTAGCTCGTTTCATCGCTTCAGCACGGCTTAGCCCCTCTTTGTCAGCATATCGCATGTAAAACCCGTTTATTTGGCTTTGCATACGGTTATATGACGCTTGATAGAGCTCTTTTAAGACCTTGTCACGCTCTATGTCGCGCTTAATTAGGTCTGATTGTGCTTTTCGTTCAGCATTGTAGCGTTCATTATTCGTCATCATCCTCAACACCTACAATCTGGCTAACTTCTAGATCAGTAGCCCCGCCTTCTTTGAGCAAACGGCTCTTTTCTTTGCGAGCGTCTGTGAAGCTAGCTGATTCCATAAGCGTCTCTTGTGAGATTTCCATACCCGAATTGATAGCAGATTGAATCTCAGCCCATACATCCGTTGGTAGGTTCTCATGGAACGTAAATGTCAGCATGTCAGCATCCACTGGTTCGATACCTTTGAGATTGTTAGATAGCAACTCAAGCAGCTTATAGCGTCGTCTGAGCGCCTTGACAAAGAACCCACGCTTAACGGCTGTAACCTGCTGCAAGTCAACGAGCTTGTAGCGGATAGCAATCCCAGACGTAGCTGAGAAAGTCGAATCGTCTTGCAAGTTAGGCAACCCAACAATGCGGAAGAAGTCTTTAATCAAACGTGACTTATACGCTTCAACGCCGCTGACATCATATTGTTTGTAGATATAACCGGCATCTAACGACGTTTGCTGTCCGCTGTGTCCGACACCGCTCTCAAGCACTAGCATGTTAGCGTGTTTCATTTTCATGATGTCAGACGCATTCATGCCGGTACTTTCAACGTCACCCTTGATAACAAGCATGGCATCGTTAAGGTCTGACATGTAGTTAGCCGTGTCTGACTCTGCTGCGTCGTAAGCGTCGATGATTGGAATGCCCTTTTCCCAGTCTCCCGAACGCTCTCGGTTATTCTGCCATTCAACCACTGGCACCATTCCGAACGGGTTTCCTTTGCGTTCGATTTCCTGCCAGTTTGGGTCATAGCTAACAATTTTGTTGTCGGTGTATACCGTGACAAACATTTCACCGTTGTACACCGGACAATGAACAGCCGCAATGATATCCTTTCGGACGTCTGCGCTACGAATAGTGAACATCTCCCTTGCGTCAATCAAGACCACTGCTGGATTGCCAAACTCGTCATAATAATGCAGTTCAAACGCTCGTCCAAAGCGTGAAGCATCATAAACTAACTCACGGTTAAGGGCTTCAATGTCATTGTAAGCGTTGAAATCATCAATAGCCGTCAAGTCACCGTTAGTGTCAGTAGCACCGATTGAAATAGGTTGACCCACTGTATAACCAGTGAAGAAGCGGCTAGCTTGTCCGCCCAGATCATGCCTAATGCGATAATCAGCTTTCTCTGGCTCTAGTCGTTTACGGCCATTTAGAATCGTGTAGTTGTTCCCGTTTGAGTAGCTTTCTAGGATATTCAAGCGGTCTACCTGTTCGTCTTGGAACTGAGCTACCATCTTCTCTAACTTCTCTCGCCCTTGAAACGTGTCCACTAGGTCGTCCGCTGACTGAGCCATGAAGTGTGTATTTGCTTCTTTGGGGAAACGAAGGAAGTCTTCACGTTTCTGCAAGCTAGTTGGTTCCATGTCTCGCTCGAATTGATATGATCTAGGAATGTACTGTCCTTCATGTAAGATGTCGTCAGCACTATGTGTTGTGTTCGTCATTCTATCTCCTTATCAGTTTGTTAACCCGTCTAATCTTAGCGTCTACGTCCTGTCTATCCTTGACAAAAATAAGGTTTTGCAGTGCGTACCTAATAGCGTCGATACAGTGGTTATAGCTATCGCATGGTTTGTTGATGTACTCGTTTGTATGCTTGTCCTTCTGCCATGTATAGTTCTCAAGCTCCTCAATCGTCTTAACGCATCTTTCATCGACAATGATGTCGAACTGCTGCAAGAATTGAATCCCTTGTAGAACTGAGCCCTTACCCTTGTCTACTGGAATAGCTCGACGCAAGCCCAATGTTTGCAATTCAGCAATAGATTTCTGCTCCGCTGAGTCAGCCATAATCACCTCTTTTGAATAGCCTAAGCTAGTGATGGCTTCTGCTATCTGGTTGTTAAGCAGCCCCTTTTTGACATACTCTTCTAGGATGTATAGCTTTTTGTTCTCTCGGTCTATTTTGACGTGCATAAATGCCGTTGGGTCGTTAGTGAAACCAAAGTCAAGACCAAAAAAGGACGGTAGCTGTTTAAGCTCGTCCTTATTGAGTAATCTATTTTCATACTTGGGAAATACTAGCTTGTCTAGGGTGGCAAACTCACCCAACGCATAGATTTTGTAGTAGGCTTCGTTTCGATTCGCTAGTTCTTCGATATTCTCTTTAGTCAAGTCATCAAGGAAGCGATTATCCTTGTACGTCGTTTGATAGACCACTGTATTTTTAGGGTTCTTCACAAAGAACGCATTATATACCCAGTTAGCCTTAGATACCGGGTTAAACATCAAATAGATTTGTTTTTGTTTGTGGGCTTTATCCCTCAAGCGAAGTGTTAGCTGTGTGTAATCATCAAGCGTAAACTCTGACGCTTCTTCCATCACAACGTCTGAAATGCCTTTGATAGACTTGATTTTCTCTGGGTTATCCATCCCTTTAAAAATCAGTTCGGCTCCGTTTGGTAATTCAATACGAAATGCGCTCATGTTAACCTTGCATAGATTAAGCACACCAAAGTAAGACAAAGCTGCTAGCACGTCCGCAAACACCGAATCACGAACCGTAGAGCCTACTTTTCGCAATATCAATATTTTGCGGGGCTTATCCCACTTCTTAAGAGCTTTGAGGACTATCTTCTGGAAAACCCCGTGGCTTTTGCCGCTAGAAGCTCCGCCGTAATGGACCTCAGTGAACGTGTTATAATCAAACAAATGATCATAGATATGTCGATTAAACACCTTGCTTGGATTGATTTCAAGATTAATCGTCATTCCATTCACCGACATTGATGTTGATATCTTGCGTTACATCGGCTTCAACCTTGTCTGTCCACATTCTGTAACGTTTACCGATATCAACTGCCGCAGCTCGACGGGTGGCAACATTCGGCTTAGCTTGAGCAATGCGTTGCATACCCTCGCCATCTAGAACAAGCAAGGGTTCTTCAACCTCTCCACGCATGACGGCAGTGAGAAACTCCATGACCTCTTGTTGATCCGCAACACGTTCCGACTTTAACTGCTCCAGTCGTTCGTCTATATAAGCCTTGACCTCAGTATTTCTTAGTAGCTTACTACCATTGACTTCTGCCGTCCTTATCTTCTTAATACTAGGATAAGCCTTCTTGTACGCTTGAGTAGCGTTTAGGCTGATGATGTACTCATCGGCAAACTTTATTTGTTTCTCGGTCATCCCATTTTCCATCAACTCCTTTCTGATACTGAAAAAAAGACAACCCACAAAGTGAGCTGTCTAGCTATAATTATCAATACTAATATTATACCGCTGTTATACCGCTATATCCTCGCTTATTCTTCGCAATAATCTCCTGAAAATACCAGACATTCGCCGTTTCTGTAGTTCTCAGCAAACTCTAAAATGGCTAATTCTCTCATCCGGTAATATTCACTTTCAGAATATCCAAGATCCATATAGACCTCGATATTGTACTGCTTACGATTCCTGCAATAACACTCTATCAAAATTTGGCTGTAATGCCGGTCTGATAATGCGTTAATAGCTCTAACAATAGCTTGTAAATCTTGTTCAGCGGCCACCTTGCGTGTTACCATGCTTTCGGTTTGGCTGTGAACCATGCCGTCGAATGACTTGGGTTCTAACGAGAATGAAGCTGTCACCTTCGGGGCGTATTCCAAGCCCGCTATCCGTGTTAGCATGCGATACCTTCTTAGTACCTTTATAGCTTTCTTTTTGGTTGCGGTTTTATCTATTTCCGCAAATAGATTGATACTTGCCATGACACCCCTCTTGTATGATATAATAGTTGTATCGTGTTCAAAGAGTGCCGGCCATCGTGTCGGTCTTTTTTGTTTGGCCCAAAAAACATTAAGAAGTTTTATAAGAGAAAGATTAATGTATTTGTTTTGGGTTGTCTCTTGAGCCTTTTATCACCTCCTTCTAGCCATCGACACCAGCAAGATCTTTGGCTTTTGATTAGTAATGCGATATCGATAAGAAAGAGGGTGTTTCACATCCTTTTTTCTTAAATTTGCTGGGTTTTGTTTGAGCAAGGTCTGTCAGCTTGCTCGATGTTGAAAAGTGTCCAAGCCACTAAAAATCTATATCCATTTTTTAGTGTAATTTGACAGACGATAGCTAGCGAGGGAGTCGAACCCTCACTAGCTACACGCCTAACGCATAGGCTTTATACAAGGCTTTTCTGACCGTAATTTTATTACGCCCTAACTCGCCTTTTTTACGATATTTCAGAATAATTCTGCCAATCTCGTCATCTAACCTTTCAGGCCACTCATAATGATTGAAGACACAATCAACAATCTTACTGAATAGCTCTCTTGACAGCACGCCTTCCATTTGAATGGCCTTCAAAGGAGTTAAAGCAGCCTTCTCTAAATAACACTGATTGATGGCGTTTTGGGTTTTGTTAGCTTTCTTCTTATCGCACCCTTTAATATCTCTAATGTACTTGTTTAGGTCGTTAGGGTGTTCCTTGCGTAGCCCTTCCACTTCCTCACGGAACTCCTGGAATAGCTCCGCTGGCAGTCCTGCGTTGGTTTTATCCAAAACTGGGCGCGTGGTTTTACCTCTTGTGTAGTGTTGTGACAGATATGCTTGTAGGTCGTTATAAAGCTCGTCTGAAATGATGCCTTCTAATCTATCAACTGTTTGCGGTGAGATTCTCTGACGCTCCACGACAGCATTGTTAAGTGCTTGCAAAATGATAATCGCTTGCTTCTCACTGCACTGTCTTACTTTTTGGAAAAACTGCTTGTAATCTCTCAGATGTGCTAGTTTTAGTGCTACACGCTCATTGACCAACCGTTGATGTAATTCCTTGGTCAGTCCTGCATATTGGTATGTTTTACTCATGAGCTCACCTCTAATAGTTCCGGATTCTCGTAGATTCTATTTCTAATAGTTGACCAATCGCACCCGTAATGTGATGCAATCCAATTTATTGATTTACCTTCGACCAAGAATGTTTTTAACTCTTCTAATGGGATTGAAATGCGCTTTTTCATTTTTAAGCCTTTTCTATTATGATTTGCCATGCTTATTTTTCTCCTGTGAGACTCTGAAAAAACACGTCCTTTATTATGTTTGCTATTATGAGCTTTATTCAATATCAAAGATAAATTTTCTTTTCTTGCATCTAACTTATTCTCATTCAAATGATGTACGCTATATTCAAATGGAATTCTTGTTCTTAGCCAATATTGCATTAAAAGCCTGTGCACATGAATCTTTTCGTTATGAATTGAAACAGCAGGGTAGCGACCGTGCAAATATATTTTTTTCTTGCTTAAAGAAGGTTTTTTCTGATACCACAGAATTGCCTTCTCTAATTCAGAATAATCAACAATACACTTACATTCATTGTCGAACTCAATTTTCTTCTGTATTTTCAACGTCAAGTAACTCACCGTCCTCCCATATATTCCCGATGATTTCAACTTCGAAGATATCTGTGTTAAACAAGTCGTATAGAGGGGATTCTTCGATTTCTCTTTTGATTTCCTTGGAAACAAACATCGCCTTGTTGTTGTTAAAAGATACAACTTCCAACCAGCTTGATAGGTTGGTCACTTTAAGAATATCCCCCTCAAAGATTTCTTTGCCATTCTTGTCTCTGAGGCCAGTTGATTGCATTAAAACACAATCATCGCTCTTGCACATCCAAGTGATAGCGTCTCCGATGAAATCAAACTCGCCATTAAAGAAATTAATTTCTTCCACATCTACCATTTCTTTATCTTCTTTAAGCCACGCTCTATATCTTGGTATCATTGTCCTCTCTCCTTCAAATAGCTAGGGATGTCATCCCCAACATTCGCTTGGTCATACTGTTCCTTGCTTACTAGAAATTTCCCGTAAGCCCCACAATCGATAGTGTAGAGCTTCCCAACCATAGATTTGCCCGTAACCTTGCCGTGCATCTCTGCGCCCACGTTATCTACCCGATGGATAGTTACTGTCTCTACCCTACGCGGCACTGTCAGGACGTAGTAGACAGACAGCATGTTAATAGCTAGACTGATGACTAAGATAGCGCTTGAAATAGTCAAGCTATCCGTGTACCACTTCTTAGAGGTCTTCTTCTTTGACAAAAGTTCCATTAATCATCTTTCCCTTTCTATTCTTAATTTCCTCGTATGCAATACCAAGGCACTCAGTAACATCGAGGTCTAATTGATGTGCTAGCACGATAATCGTTACCAATGTGTCACCGATAGCATCTTTCAACGCTACTTGCGGTTCTGTGAATTTCGTCGGTTTCAAGAGTACATCTCGAATTTCTCCGACCTCCTCAGTAACTCGCATCCACTGTATCTTTGGGTCAGCTTGCTTCAGTCCACGGCTATCTGCCCACCTATTAATTTTTTTGATTAAGTTGTTCATTCTTAATTACCTCTTTCATCCACTGGAAAAATAGCATCAATGATTTACATAAAAGCGTTAGCATGAGCACAAGCAACACTCTGATAATATTTTCAAACATTATTCCACCTCATCAACTTCAATACCTAAATCTACTAATTGTGTCTTTAAATTTTTGATCGTTTGTTTCAACGCGTCATTGATTGCGTCTGATAAAGTTTTCGATGTTATCACCATAGTTTTTTCTTCAAAAAAGAATCTCGTTTTAATTGCCATCTTGAATGTTGGTTCTTGTTTTATAATAAAAACTTTGTCAAGAGGTGACAGTTTGTAGTTGATAAATTTTTCCAATTCTTCAATCTGTTGTCTAATTTCTTCCGCTTTTTTTAACTCTAATAAATCCACCTATTCCACCTCTTTCACTTCCACGCCCGGGCAATCGAATACCCAGCCAAAATCAGCTTCTTCTAGCTCTTTGCGGGTGTGGGCTCTACTTTGCGTGTATATGTTATTGTAAAAACGCAATCCGTTAGTGCCTGTTTTCACTAACCAATCTCCGCCCCCATCTTTCTTCTTGAGTTTAACCGTATATCTAGCCTCTTTCTCTACCTCGTAGCCAAACTGGTGCATGTTGACTAGGATATTAAACGGTCTTGTTTTGCTACTGATCAACCATTCTTGGAAGTCAGTTAGACCGCCACAATTGTAATTTTTTTCAGTCTGGCAGACCTCTCGATACAGATTTATCTCAAACTCATCCTTATGCCCCTCATACCAATCTGCCACACACGGCGGTACCACTGGTTTTGGGAAAAACGAGTCATATAGGTCTTCTGCGTAAGATACCGAACCGCCAGATATCCTTGATATTGTCCGCACTGCTTCTTCTCGACTTACTGCTTCTTGTCTATCCATTGTTTTCTCCCTCTAGCAAAATCTTTTCTAACTGCTCAATCGTTTCGGTTCTTACATAAATCCGATTTGTCCCGTCTGCGAACGGCGTTTTTACAAAAATGATATTAGGGCCAATAGAGATGTGCCCGATATCATCGACATTTAAAATTGTGTCCATATCAATTCCTTGTGCGATGTTTGTAACTCTAATAAATTTAGCCATTACTAACCTCCTTTAACTCCACTTCATGGCACTTGCTACCGCCATACTTAGCACCTTGTCTGTGAAACTCGTTCAGTGCCTTATTCTTGTCCTTGTATTGAATACGTTGGTATAGCTTGCCATTCTCAAATACTGATACCGCCCAACTCATTTCATGCTCCTTAATTCCCATAGTTATCGGTTCCGGCCCTTCTCTGAAAACCTTTGCCGGATTCTTTGCTATAAATCGTCTTAACCATTGCATAGCTCGACCATCTTTCTTAACAAGCCTTCATCCGGTAACTGCTCTAGTGTCAAAATCCGATTGAGCTTTTTGACGTCGATACCTAGCTTAATGCTGATTAGTTCCATATCCATACGATTAGCCCAAAACCATCTTGAAAATGCTTGTGACTGATCTAATACGCTAGTATGTCCATAGTTGCCCGGTGCATACACACCAACCAGCTTGTCCTTATATTTGCTATTCATTTCACGTTCCTTCAATGTCTAACACAATCTTAAATTTCCCAGACTCACCACTTAGCCCGCCATACCGAAACGACATCATTTTAATAACTTCGTGATTGTCGTCTGGCCACAAATTAGCGTCCGTTAAGCCGTCTATGAGGGCTTTAACCGTAGGATATAGGTTTGGTGGGTCTAGTCTTCGTCTAGTTGGTGCATAGACTGTTACAGCTACCGTGCAAGGCTTAGCTGGGCTATACATTGGTGTAATGTTTAGTCCAGCTTCTGCTCTTGCTATTAATCGTAGCCGTTTGACCATTCGCCCCTCTGCTTGATAGTGGAATCTGTCGTTACTGTTGATAACTAGATTTTGAGCAGGCTTAGCTTTTGACCTTGGTAATAGAAATTCTAGTCTCATGCTTCACCTCAGAATGGTAGCATATCATCCGTGATATCCATTGGGTTACTGTTCCCGTATGGGCTGTTATCTCTTGCAAAGTTTGGTCCTTGCTGTTGCGGTGCTTGTTGCCCGTAAGGTCCTGCATAGCCGTTGTCATTGCCAAATGCTCCCGATGTATTGCCTTGAGTAGCATTGCTACCTTCACGCGCCGCACGGCTTTCTAACATTTGGAAGTTCTCAGCGACTACCTCAGTGACATACACTCGTTGACCTTGCTGATTCTCATAGCTACGGGTTTGAATGCGTCCAGTAATTCCAATCAAAGCGCCTTTTTTAGCCCAGTTAGCCAAATTCTCAGCTTGCTGACGCCAGATCACACAGTTAATAAAGTCGGTTTCACGCTCGCCGTTAGCGTCCTTAAAGTTGCGGTTAACAGCTAGGCTGAAAGACGCCACTGCGACATTGTTACCTGTATATTTAAGTTCGGGGTCACGAGTTAAGCGCCCAACGAGTACGGTCGAATTGATCATTGATTTTCTCCTAAGATTTCATAGTTTACGAAGTTATCATCCAACAATTTAGCGAATTGATGCCATTGATTCTCTCCACCGTGGAACGTAAGGGCAAGGTTGACCTTGTACGGTTCAGCGGGTTTACTAGGTACTTCCTCTGCTGGCTTGACATCTTCGATTACCTCACCAGTTTCAGCGTTAACCGCTTTGATTTCCTCGTTTGCTGACTGTTTAGCCATGGCTTCAATTTCTGCTAGGCGTGCCGCTTCTGCTTTCGCTTTGGCTTCTGCTTGCTGCTTACGCTCAATAGCTGCATCACGGCCCTTTTTCATTTGCTTCAAGATTTCCACTAGAGGTGTATCATTCTGCAATGCTCTAGTATATGGTTCAGCCGGTAGCTCATAGTCAAGGGCTTGCTCCTCAATCATGGCAATGTTAGCCTTGTACTCCTCAAGTCGGTCATACTCAGCCAAAACCATAGCGTCGATTTCCTCCTCAGTCGCTTTTTTGAGCTTCATTTTCTTATCCATGAAATCCCCGACTTTAGAAAAACTCTCGTACTTGTCCTTGAATGTGTCCTTGTCTAGTCCGGCTAGCTCACACTTACTTTCAAATACTGACCTAACGTGGTCAATTCGCAGCATTTTTTTGTGTTCTTTAACTTCATCACGTTTAGCACGCAACTTGCCAAGAAGTGCATTCAATGGCTCTAGCGAGGTCGCTAGTTTAGATTCAAACTCGGTGAGTGGGTCTTTGTAGATTCTGCCGATTTCCTTACGCTTGTCATCCAGTTTGTCGCCAAGCCCTTTAAAACGAGTGATTTCTTTTAAGACCTCGTCATATTCAAGTTGATCCAGTTGTTCGTCTGATAGCTCGCTAACTGCTGCTTGAATAGCTGCATCGAACTTGCCAAAATCAAAGTTGATTGTCCCCGGTGTATATACCGGCTCGATTGTTTCAAGGAAATTATTTGTTACGTCCTTCGTGTTCATGTTTTATCCCTTTCGATTGTTAATTTGTGTTTGAATGTCGTTAGTTATCACGTCAAATCCCGGTATTAGCAGTTCAGAGAAAACGTTGAGTTTGTACTTTTTCAAGTAGTAATTTGCGACTGTTTCAACTGATTGACCAGTAATTAGAGCTAACTCATTGATTTGCTGCATAATAAAGTCATGTTGCTCATTGCTGATGAAGTTGGGTTGTTGATCGATTCTTGACTCGTAGCGTGCTTGTTGTGGTTGCTGATTTTGATGCGGTTGTGGGTTGTGAGATTGGTTTGGTCTCAAACTCTCCTCTGCCACTTCAAAATGGTCCACGTCTTCCTCACCGATTGCAAAGAGTGCTTGTATGGCGTACTTGCCGGCGTATGATTGCACGGCTCCCACCCATTGCGGCTCGTTCATTTGTTTTAAATCACCGTTACGAGTTTTCAAAATAGGTACCGGAGACAATTCTGCGAAAGCTACCGCTTGCTCTTTTTCCTCTCGGTTAGACGCCGTTGCAGTAGCTTTGACAAAAGTCTTGCCAGAAAATTCGACTAGATCATAGTTGACGACAATGCTCCAGTTCGATTTCAAACTTTTAAAAGCGTCGTAAATGTCCTCGACGTGCCTTGAAGCGTACTTAGCTGTACCCTCTTTCTTTTTTTCAAGTTGCATTTTTTGCTGCAACTCCGTGAATGTCATTTCTTCCATGTCATATCCTTTTTATATGCCCCTAATTCTCAAATTTTGGGTTCTCTTATCGTTTTTAGGTGGTAGTTTCTGATTTTTGGTATTCTTCGTAAAAATCAAAACCCTGCTCTCTAAGTCTGCTGAGTTTTCGTGCCATAATTAATGCCTACCCTCCCACCACTTCAAGTTCTGTTAGTCCGTCAATAAGTCTAGGGGCGATTTGAGACCATCTTTCAGGGATTCTTCACGCGCTGTGCGTTCAAAGTCCGAACCGCCAGGTTTAGTTACATTGTATTCAGCTTCCACGATAAGCACTTCGCAGTCAAACGCTTCAGCAAGTTTGTCGATTTCAGTTTTTTGTTCTTCATATGGTTCAACTGGCAAGTATAGTGCGTCTCTCAAACGGTCAGTAAATGTTGCTTCTAAAACTAGAGTTTCTCTATCTTTGTAACTTTTAAGAAATCCATCTTTTTCAGCGTTGTAAAATACGACTTGTTTATTGTTTTCTTTCATGATTATTTCTCCTTTTTTCGATTTCTAAAACTGTTTCAATAAATGTGAAGACAGCTTGATATTTAGCGTAGATGCTAGGATCGTCCTTCTCGTGCACTTCTTTGACCCTCTCTTTGAGTTCGTTGAGGGTGCCAGAGAAACAGCCTGCAGTGATTAAATTTAAGTCTGGGTAATAAGCGATATTGCGGTTTTGGTCACTAGTATTTAATTGGCATGAGATAACACGCAGGTCCTCAACATTGATAGTTGACACCCAGCGTAGGTCCGCAGAGCTTAGGTC